AGCCATACCAACTTTAGCACCACTTGGTTTTGGTCCTCTAAAATCTTTTCTTTTTACTCCTGATGGATCTTTTATTTTACCAGCACAAATTTTGCTAGCGTATGCATTTGCGTATGCAGACGGGTAAACTTTGAATTTACGTTTCGCTGCAGCTTTTCCTCTTGGGCATAGTTTTGTCATATCTGTTGCATCCTTTTATCTGTTGATAATATATTTTTTTCTGCTTTGGGTCTAGCCTGTGAGTCCTTACTTCTTTTACGAAGTTGAGCTACTGCTGAATCCCTTAATAGTCTTTCTTTTTTTGCTTTTTGTAAGTCTCTAATTAAATTCATTTCTTACCCTTAAATATTTGAGTTCCTTTTATCCCATAAATGCTCGCCACGACAAGAATCCACAAATTTGTGAACCAGCTCGGGAGCGACTGAAAGTGTTCAAAAAAGATTTTTATCTTGTCCATAGCTTGCGCGTCATCCGAGAAGACTCCATATGCAAGAACCAAAATTGGAAGTGTTAAAATCACAAGAACCGCCTCGTCCTTATAATCTGACTGACGTGCCTCTAACAATTTACCCTGGTAAGCTTCCTCACCTCGTGCTTGACGCTCTGCATGTAACAATTGTGCGTCTGACATTGCTACTTTTGCCTTTTGCTTGTTAGCATAAATTTTACTTCCTGCAGATACAGCTAGTTTAATTGCTTGAAACCACATATTCGTATTTCTCCTGTCTTCGTTTGCACATATATTCTACCATTTTATTAACACATTGGTAAGCCCTTGTGCCTGTTAGCTTCCATTTGTAAGTTTTTGACCAATGAGCTTTTCTTTGATTAATTTTAGATACGTTTCCGCCAAAAAAATCAGCAAATTTTTGAACAGAATCTAAATCACACATTTCAACGCTACATTGGAAAGTTTTTCTACCGTTTCCCTTACCCCAAATACCAAAACTTCCCTCGCCATCAAATAATCCAGCTAAGAATAATAGTTTACTTCTTTTTGTTAGATTTTCGTAAGATTTTTTTTGCATTTTTACCTAAAATACCCTGTGGATTTGGTCCTCTTTTAGGCGGTGGCCCAGATTTAACCCCTCCACTTAGACCTTTACGTTTGTTTTGCTCTTCTGATCGCATTTTTACCTGACTTAAATATTGATGCAACTTTAGACTTACCCATAACCTTAGCTCGTTGTTCACCAACCGTTAATATTTGTATTTTTCTAGCAAATGGTTTGTTTATTCGTTTAACTTTTGCAACGGTTGCACTAGCATCAGCTGGAGTTGCAAATTTTATTTTAACAGTATCTCTAGGATTCTCATCCGTATATAATCTTCTACCCGAACCTTTAGGTTTCTTACCAGTTCCGACTTTAGGATCTTTATTTTTTCTCAAGTTTCCTCTCCGCAATTTCTAATCTATCATCTGATTGCTGATCTTGTTGTGCAAGTCTATCATAATCAAACTCTAAACGTTGAGCAGCTCTTTGATTTTCTTGTTCTGCCTTAAATCTTGTCTCTTCTGCTTTTCTTTGTAGATCCATAGCTCTTAAATCTATTTCTTGTTGTTTAATTCTAACTAAAGGATCTTGTTTAGCAGCATTTGCCTCCATTTCTGTCTGTGCAAGCTCTTGTGTAATTCTTGCAGCAGCTTTTGCTACCTCTGCTTCGAACATAATACTAAATTGTTCAGGATCCGATTGTGCTAACTGTTGCATTTGTGGGTTTTCCATCATTACAACTCTTACTTCTGCTTTTGCTTTGAATGAAACGTGATCAGATATGTGCGATTGCATCAAAGCATAAACTTGTGGATTGATTTGAACCATACGAGTTGCCATAAATGCCATGTGAGCAGCAATATGTGCATCATGATCTTGAAATTCAAACGCTGTTAACAATTTCATCTGTAAAGCACGTGCATTTTCTTTTGCAGGGTCTTGTGGTTCAGGTTGTTTTGGTGGTGGTTTTAGTAAAGCTTCAATTTGTTTTGTACCTAATGCTTCATAAACACGTCTGTATGCTTCATGAATGTTGTGAATTGCAGGATTTGACTGTGCAATTTGTAATTGTGACTGCGCTAACGTCACTCTTTGCGCCATGCTCATAATATTTGGGTCTGCAACAGGTAAAATATCTATTCTGTTATCAAAATCTAACTGTTTTATTTCTCTTGGGCCACCATAAACATCATATGGGTATACTGGTGGTAAAGATTCACCACAAATTCTAGCTAAAATTTTAAATTCAAGCCTCATCGCATAGTAACAACGCTTGTGAACACCACTCATTACACGTGAACCACGTTCCATCATCGCCATTGTTGT